AGGAATATTAAAAGATTTATTTATAAAGGAAAACAGTAAGTTATATGGCGTGGTTTTAGATCCGAAAATTCATCGTTTATACCACAAAATTTATGGTTACGGCAATAATACTCCTGAACAATTTGAAGAATTTAAACAAAGATATAAAAATGGTGAATTTGATAAATTGATTAGAGAAGTAGTTTAATAACTACTTCTCTTTTATTTTTGTATTAAGGTGGTGATGTTGTGACTAAAAAGAAAAAAATAATGTGTACTTGTTGTGGCAAAGAAAAGTCAGATAGTGAATTTTATATATCTAAATCCCCTTTTCATAAAGCGACAGGAAGATTACATGTATGTAAACAATGCATGTTTGACCATGTGGACGAGAAAGATATTAATACAATTAAAGATGTTTTAAGAATGGTTGATAAACCGTGGATAACTGAATTATATAAAAGTTCAGTCGAAGAAGCACAAAAACAAAATAAAAGTGTTTTTGGAATGTATATGAAAAATTTAGGTATGCCCCAAATGAGAGATAAAACTTGGGCACATAGCGATTCGCAACAATCCATAGAAGACGAAGTTGGTTATGCTTTAAATGTTGATGAAAATTTAACGGAAGAAGATATACAAGACCTTATTAAGTTCTGGGGGCGAGGCTTTAATATTGAAGATTATTTATGGCTTCAGAACGAGTACGAGGACTTTGTTACTCGATATGAATGTGATTCTAAAAGTATGGAACTATTAATTAAACAAATATGTCTTACTGAATTAGATATTGAAAAAAGACGTGCTAATGGCGAAAAAGTAGATCAGCAATTAAAAACACTTCAAGAATTACTTGGTTCTAGTAATCTTAAACCTGTTCAAGAAACTGGAGCTAATGCTGCTGAAAATGCTACTTTTGGAACTTTAATTAAAAAATTTGAAAATGAAAAACCTATTCCTGAGCCTGCTCCAGAATGGCAAGATGTTGATGGAATTAGAAAATATATTTCTGTTTGGTTTTTAGGGCATTTATGTAGAATGCTTGGCATCAAAAACGATTATGCAGATATGTATGAAAAAGAAATAAAGAAATATACAGTTGAAGCACCTGAATATGAAGAAGACAAAGAAGGTGTTTCATAATGGCAGGAATTAAAAATTATCAAGTTGATCGAAATAAGGCGTACAAAGGAATAAATATTTTTAAAAAAGGTAGAAATTTTAATAAAAACATGGAAAACTTAACTAAATCAGAAAAATTAATGAATGGAGTTGGTGTTTGGTGTAGTTTTTACAGAGCAAATCCTCATAGATTTGTGGCTGAATATTTGGGGATACATTTAAAGTTGTTTCAGCAAATTTTATTATACATGATGAACCATAACCATTACTTCATGTATCTAGCCAGTCGCGGTCAGGGAAAAACATTTCTGACCTCGATCTATTGCTGTGTACGAGCAATACTTTTTCCGGAATCAAAAATTATTATTGCAAGTGGAAATTTGAAGCAAAGCCGCGAAGTTATAGAAAAAATTGATGATTTAAGGAAAAATTCCCCCAACCTTCAAAGAGAAATAAGTGATTTGAAAACTTCAACTAATGACCCAAAAGTTGAATTTCATAATGGTAGTTGGATAAAAGTAGTAGCTTCGAATGACGGAGCTAGAAGTAAAAGGGCAAATTTATTGATTGTTGATGAATTCAGAATGGTTGATTTGGATATTATCAACAAAGTGTTAAGAAAATTTTTAACTGCTCCGAGAAATCCAAAATACCTAAATAAACCTGAATACGCTCATTTACAAGAACGTAACAAAGAGATTTATCTATCTTCTTGTTGGTATAAGCATCATTGGTCATACAATCGCTTCTTAACATACTATAAAGCAATGATCGAAGGTAAAAAATATTTTGTTTGTGGTCTTCCTTACCAATTGCCTATTAAAGAAGGATTATTAATGAGAGAGCAAGTTTTAGATGAAATGTCTGAGGATGATTTTGATGAAATTGGATTTAGTATGGAAATGGAAGCCTTGTGGTTTGGTGAATCAGAAAAAGCATTTTTTAAATTTGAAGATTTAGAAAAGAATCGAAAATTACCAAAACCTATGTATCCAAGAGAATATTATTCTTTGATAAAAGATGCTTCTTTTAAATATGAAGGTAAACGAAATGGTGAAATACGTTTATTAAGTTGTGATATTGCAGGTATGTCTGGTAAAGAAAATGATGCCAGTGTTTATACAGTTTTTAGGCTAATCCCTACTTCAAGAGGATATGAAAGACAAATTGTTTATATGGAAAGTTTAGAAGGTGGTCACACAGTTACACAAGCAATTCGGATTAGGCAGTTATTTGATGATTTTGAATGCGATTATTTAGTTTTGGATACGCAGAATATAGGTCTTGGGGTTTTTGACCAATTAACACAACCGTTATATGATAAAGAAAGAAATAAAGAATATGAACCGTGGTCTTGTATTAATGATGAAAAAATGGCTGAAAGATGCACATATCCAAATGCTCCTAAGATTATTTATAGCATTAAAGGTAATCCGCAATTAAATAGTGAATGTGCTGTTTTGCTTAGAGATGCTTTTAAACGTGGGAATATTAAATTACCTGTAAATGAAATGGAAGGCAGAGAAATACTAAGAAAACTAAAAGGGTTTGAAAGTTTACCTATCGAAACACAAACAAAATTTGAATCTGCTTACATACAAATCACATTATTAATTAATGAAATGATTAACCTTGAAAGTGAACAAAGTGATTCTGGATTAATTAAGTTAAAAGAGCCAAGATCACGAAGAAAAGACAGATATAGTAGCGTTGCTTATGGAAATTATATTGCCACCCTTTTAGAAAGAGAATATTTAAGTGGGCGTTCAAATAACATCGATGACTACTTCTTCTTCATGCAAGCCGGTTTCTAAATAAATTATAAAAGAAAGGAGGTTGAAAGTGTGACTGATAAAAACAAAGATTCATCTTATGATTCATGGTTAGAAGTTGCTGCGATGACTGATTTTATTACACAATATGGCTCTGGAGCTTCCTTGTCTGACATCAAACTTGCTGATTTATACCGTTATTTACAAAATCCATATGCTAATATTCAACAAATACAACGTGCATCCAAATATTTAACTAACAAGCACGGTATTATAAGAGATGTATTAAGAACTATTAAGTCCCTCCCTACCCTCAATTATCACTTAGTGTGGTCAAATTATGACGATGCAAAGAAAATAAAAAAATATGAACAAAAGATTCATGATTTTCTTGATGAGATAGATGTTAAACGTGTAGTTCGTGATGGATTATATGAAGTTGCTGAGATGGGGACTGTGGTTACATGTTTGCGATCTAATAAATATGTTCAGTTTCTTGATTTAGACGATTTACGAATCAATAAACAAAGGAATGGTAAATGGGTTATTGAGTTTGATTTGGCAAGTATTAATCAATATCAAAATGTACAAGATAAATTAACCGTTATTGAATCATTACCAGATGAAATAACTATTGAAAAATATAATCAATATAGAAATAAAGGTGAAGATTATCGCTATGTTGAGTTAAGTAATTGTGATGTAGTTAATATTGACGCTCGTAGAAACTTCCCATACGGATTACCTTATACATTGGGTGCATGGGCTTCGTTGATTCAAAAAGAAATTATTAATCGTGTTGAGCGTTCAATGGCTGACAGGTTAATTAAACAAATATTAATTCTTTATGTTGGAACAATTGATAAAGAAGGCAATAAACCTGCTCCTAAAGAATTAATTAAAGCTTATTTTAGAGAAGTAACTAATTTAATGTTAAAAAAAGAGCAAAATGGAAGCATGTACAATAATAACGAAACATCTGGCACAGGTGTTATTGCTCTTCCCCACTTCATGCAATTAAAAGCATTAGAAATTGATACTCAAATGTTTAAAAAAGAATTATATGAAAAATTGGATAATGAAATATTTGCAAACTTAGGTGTATCATCTGGTCTTATTTATGGTGGTGGTAATTCAAACTATTCTCTTGCTCAAATCAATAGCGAAAAAATGTTTAGATACATATTTACAATAATTGAACAATTTGAAAG